TTAACACCTGCACAATTAAAAACGTTAGAAGTATGAAAATACGTTGTTCAGCATTGGGGCGGTTAATGACCGCTCCACGCACCAAGACCGAAACATTAAGCAAAACAGCAAAGAGTTACATCCAAGAGCTTGTTTTAGAAGAAAAATACGGCATTAAAAAAGAATTTAGTTCACGTTACACGGACAAAGGTTTACAATGCGAAGACGAAGCAATTAGCTTGGTAAACGATGTTTTAGGATTAGGGTTTATATTTAAGAACGAAGAACATTTTAACAACGAATGGATTACAGGAACACCGGACGTAAACACGAATGAAATTTTATTAGACATTAAATGCAGTTACGAAGCGCATACTTTTCCGTTCTTTGAAGACGAAATACCTACAAAAGATTATTACTATCAATTACAGGGTTATATGTGGCTTACAGGAAAGACCGAAGCACTACTTTGTTATTGTTTAGTAAATACACCTTTAGAAATAGTTGAAGACGAAGTTAGGCGAGAACATTGGAAACAATTTAAAATTGACGAAGACGCAGAAATTAGGGAATACGTAGAAAAGAAACATAACTTCGACCATTTACCAGAACAAACAAAAGTAAAAGTCTTTAAAATAGAACGCGATGAAACTGTAATTTGGGAAATACAAAACAAGGTTGAAGAAGCAAGGATTTATTTTAACAGTTTAATTGAAACAATATGAAAGCAATACTTGAATTTAATTTGCCTGAAGACAAAGAAGATTTTGACTTTGCAACCAACGGAATTAATTATTATTCAGCACTTACGGAGTTTGACAATTGGTTAAGAAGCGAGTATAAGTACAACGGCAACGAAGCAATGTTTGAAGTAAGGGAAAAACTAAACGAATTTATTAACGAAAACAACGTGAAAATATGAAAGAGAAAACAATAGCAATTATTATTTGGATAGCAATTTATGGTTTTGCTGCCGTTGGTATTTACAATTTATTTAATTGGTTGATATGAACATACAAATACAAGACAAAAACGTTTTAAGCGTAATGGCTAAATTCAAGGAACGTTCAGAAGCAGGAATAAAGAAATACAAAACAACGTTAGAACGAACAGATTTAACAACGTTAGAATGGCTAACACACGCACAGGAAGAAGCAATGGACTTTGTTCTTTACTTGGAGCGATTAAAACACGAATACAAACAATTTAAATAAATAAAAATGGAAACAAGAAACAACACAGGTGCAATTTTTAAGAACGACAACAAAAAAGCGGAAAACCACCCAGACTACAAAGGTAAAGTAAACGTAAACGGCAAGGATATGGAAGTAGCGTTATGGATGAAGACTTCAGCAAAAGGAGTTAAATTTATGTCAGCTTCATTCAGCGAACCATTTGTAAAAGGTGAGCCACAAATTAACGGAACTTTAAAACAACCAAGTTATGTTAATTTAGATGTAAACGACGATTTACCATTTTGATATGTACATACAAGACGAACAATTACGAATTGAAGTAAAAAACATTTTAAAGTTAAAAACACGAAACAGCATAGTTAAAGAAATACAGGACAAAGGAAATAAATTTCACTTTTTCCAACTTACAAACTTTTTGGAAGGCAAAGACGTTTCACTTTCAACGCTTAAAAAAATAGATTACTTCGTAAATAAATAAAATTTTCAAGTTAAAAACGTAGGCGCAGACTTAATTGTTTGCGCTTTTTTTTGTTACCAACCTTTCAATAGGTTAAACCAACCTTTCAAAAGGTTATTTTCAGGTTGTTTTGTTATAGACAACTAATTGTTAATAAATTTGTTTGGTTATTGTTGAAAAATTAATCATACATTTGCTTAATATCTAAACAATATAAATTGGAATGGTTAACTAAAGTTGCAAAACATCATAACGAATGGGTTAAAATGGTTAATCAATTTGGCGAGTATTTTTTTGCCGAAGACATAGTACAGGAAACTTACATAATGTTAATGAAGTGGAGTAGCGAAGAAAAACTATTCAAAGACGGAAACATAAGTAAAGGTTATATGTGGTTAGCTTTAAAAAATACTTTTCTTCAGCACGTGAACAAAAACAACAAAATCAAATTTATACCTTTAGACGATGTTTATAATTTAGCAGAAGAAAACAACACCGAAGAAAACGAAGCTTACAACGACCTGTTAAATAACGTAGATAGTGAGTGTGATAGTTGGCATTGGTACGACAAACAATTATTTGAGTTATACAAAAACACGAATAAAAGTTTACGACAAATAAGTAGTGAAACAAACATAAGTGTAACAAGTATATTTAATACTGTTAAGACTTGTAAAAAACGAATTAAAAATAACGTAGGTGAAGACTACCAAGATTTTATAAACCAAGATTACGAACTAATAAAAAAGAAAAAATGAAAAGTAAAGGATTAGGCGATACAATCGCAAAAATTACAGAAGCAACAGGAATAGACAAACTTGTTAAATTTATTGCAGGTGAAGACTGCGGATGTGATGAGAGAAAAGAAAAGTTAAACAAACTATTTCCGTATGCAAAACCGTTATGTTTAACAGAAGACGAGTTCAACACGTTAGACGCTTATTTTAAGCAAAACACGAACACACTTACAAGCGACGAACAAACAAGTCTAATAGCAATAAACAACCGTGTACTAAACCAAAAATTAACCTTCAGCACCTGTTCAAGTTGTCTTCGTGATTTAGTAAGTAAGCTAAGAGTAATTTATAACGAGTACAGTCCAGAACAAACAGAAGATGCAAGTAGCGAAGGTTAAAATAAACAGCATAAAGACGAACCCAAAGAACCCACGTTTAATAAAAGACGACAAGTTTAAAAAGTTAGTCAATTCAATTAAGGAGTTTCCACAAATGTTAGAACTACGACCAATAGTTGTAGATGAAAACAATATTATTTTAGGTGGAAATATGCGACACAAAGCTTGTATTGAAGCAGGACTAAAAGAAGTTTATATTGTACAGGCAAAAGATTTAACCGAAGAACAAAAAGACGAATTTATAGTTAAAGACAACGTAGGGTTTGGAGAATGGGATTGGGATATTTTAGCGAATGAATGGGATGCTGAAAAGTTAGACGATTGGGGATTGAACTTACCGTTAGACGTTAGCGTTCAGGAATTAGAAGCTGAAGAAGACAATTACGAAATACCAAACGAAATAACAACCGATATTGTTTTAGGTGATTTATTCGAGATAGGCGAACACCGTTTACTTTGTGGAGATTCAACCGATAGCGATTCAGTAGATAAATTAATGAACAAACAAAAAGCGGATATGGCATTCACAGACCCGCCTTATGGAATTGGGTATGAATATAATTCTCATAAAGATACAAAAGGAGAAGAATATTTAAACTTTTGTGAAGAATGGTTTAATGTATTAAAATTAAATTGTGAACTAATAATAATTACTACGGGTTGGTCTTATAAAAAATTTTGGTGGAATAAAGAACCAAGCGACGAATTAGTATGGTTTGATAAAACAAAACAAAGTGGAGGCAGGTCTTATCATTTAAGAAAAACAGAACCAATTTTTATATTTGGTAAAATAAAAGAAAAATATACTTGGGATATATTAGAAATACAAAGTAATAGAGGTGACGGAATGAGAGAATTACATACTTGCCCAAAACCAATATCACTTATTGCAGATATTATAAAACCACAAACTATAAATAATTCAATAATATTAGATGTTTTTCTTGGTTCAGGAACAACTATGGTTGCTTCACACCAACTTAAACGCAAATGTTACGGAATGGAATTAGACCCGAAATATTGTCAAGTAATAATTGACCGAATGAAAAAGTTAGACCCAAGTTTAGAGATTAAACGCAACGGAGAAATATTAAATTAACAGAACAAAAACAGAATGAGTAAAGAAGATTTAATACCATTTAAGCAAGGGGAAAGCGGAAACCCTGCTGGACGTCCGAAAGGAAGTAGAAACCGAAGCACAATAGCACGTATTTGGTTAGAAACAACACAAAAAGCAAAGAACCCTATAACAGGCGTTGAAGAAACTTTAAGTCAAGAAGATTTAGGAACTTTGGCAATGGTCAAAAAAATGCGCGACGGAGATGTTTCAGCGTACAAAGCACTAATGGATAGTGGCTACGGTGCGCCTGTTCAACAAATAGAACAAACAAATATAGAACAACCTTTATTTCCTGATGTTAATACGGACGACTGCAATTAGTAAAATTGCAAAGTTAGACAAACGAATAAAAATAATTCAAGGCGGTACTTCAGCGGGTAAAACTTTTGGCGTTATTCCGTTGTTAATAGACATAGCGACAAAGCACAAAAACACGGAAATAAGTATTGTTGCTGAAAGCATTCCACACTTACGAAGGGGCGCATTAAAAGACTTTGTTAAAATAATGCGTTGGAGTAACCGTTTTTTTGAAGACAAGTTTAACAAATCTTTATTACGTTACGAATTTTCAAACGGTTCTTATATAGAATTTTTTAGTGCAGACGATAGTTCTAAATTAAGGGGTGCAAGACGTGATATTCTTTATATTAACGAATGTAACAACGTAACATTTGAAAGTTACAACGAACTTGCAATACGTACAAAAAAACGAATATACCTTGACTTTAACCCAGCTAATGAATTTTGGGTACATACCGAACTAAAAGACGAACCCGACACAGACTTTTTAATTTTAACGTACAAGGACAACGAAGCGCTTGATGAACGAATAGTAACGGAAATAGAAAAGAACCGCTTAAAAGCCACGACAAGCAGTTATTGGGCTAATTGGTGGCGGGTATATGGCGAAGGACTTGTTGGAATGTTAGAAGGAGTTATATTTAGTAATTGGAAACTAATTGACACAATACCAACTGAAGCACGTTTACTTGGTTACGGTTTAGACTTTGGTTATAGCAACGACCCGACAAGCATAGTAGAAGTTTACAATTACAACGGACAAAGAATACTAAACGAAATATGTTACCAAACAAGTTTACTAAATAACGACATAGCGAAGAAACTACAAAAACACGTTATAGCATACGCGGATAGTAGCGAACCTAAAAGCATTGAAGAAATACGAAGAACAGGACAACAAATAAAAGGAGTAACAAAGGGCGCAGATAGTGTAAACTACGGAATACAAATAATGCAGTCACAAAATTATTTAGTTACTTCACAAAGCACAAACCTAATTAAAGAATTAAGGGCTTACTGTTGGGATGCTGACAAGTCTGGAAAAACATTAAACAAACCGCAGGGCAAAAACGACCACGCTATTGATGCTGTTAGATACCACGAAATGGAAACGTTAGGACTAAACAATACACACGGACAATATTTTATACGATGAACGATTTAGAAATTATGATGCAATGTGTACAGATTTACATCTACCAAAAAAAAGGTGTAAAGGTTCGTATTTATTTACGTGACATCCGAGATATTAATATGTTAAAACAAGCATACGATTACATACAAAAAAACGAACACAACAAAACAGCAAATAATTAATTATAGATATATGAAGTTAGAAATAAACGTACCAACAACTTTAAGTGAAATACCATTAAAAAGCTACCAAGAATTTTTAAAAGTTCAACAGGGAAGCAATGACGAAGAATTTATTGCTCAAAAAATGGTTCAAATATTCTGCGGTATAGAACTAAAGGATATTGTTAAAATGAAGTTGACAAGTTTAAACGAATTAATTTTACACTTCACAAAGTTGTTTAGCGAAAAACCAAAGTTTCAACCAACATTTAAAATAGGCACACAAGAATTTGGATTTATAACTAACCTTGAAGAAATAACATTTGGCGAATATGTAGACTTGGAAAACAATTTGTTGAAGTGGGAAGACTACCATAAGGCAATGGCTGTAATGTACCGACCTATCAAAATGAAGTTCAAAGATAAATACGAAATAATTGATTACAAACCTATGGAAGAAATGAACGAGTTAATGAAGTTTACGCCTGTAGACATAGCGATTAGTTCAAGTGTTTTTTTTTGGAATTTAGGAGCAGAATTATTGACAGCTACTCTGAATTATTTGGAACGGCAGATAAAAACGAACAAGAAGACGGAAACGAGTTTAGTGAACAAGCTCAATTTGGAAAACAATGGGGTTGGTATCAATCAGTTTATGCACTCGCTCAAGGAGACATTACAAGATTTGACACAGTCACCGGATATAGACTTACTATGTGTCTCAACTATCTTACCTTCGAAAAGCAAAAGCAAGAAATTGAACAAAGACAATTAAATAAATTACGAAAATGACAGGTTACTACAACTTATTGGACAAATTAAAAACACACTTTGACGCAGACGTTATTGTAAACACGGTAACACAAGGCGACATATTTAAAGTTGATTTAAGCAAACAAACAATATTTCCTTTAGTTCATATAATGGTTAACAACTGCACGTTAGACGAACGCACAACGACTTGGAATATTAGTTTAATAGCAATGGATGTTGTAGACTTGTCCAAGAACGCAACAACAAATATTTTTTTAGGTAACGACAACGAAATTGACGTACTAAATACACAACACGCAGTATTAAATAGAGCGTACGAAATAATAAAACACGGAAGTTTAGCATACGACTTATTTATGGTTGAAGGAACTGCAAATTTAGAACCATTTACTGAAAGGTTTGAAAATTATATGGCAGGATGGACTATGACTTTTGACGTAGTAACACCGAACGAAATGACAATTTGTTAAAATGAAACAAAGCGAAGTACAAAAAGAACTTGAAAGGTTTCGTGATTACGTTATTAAAGAAGCACGAAAGAATTTAACACGTGATAAAAAAAACGTTTCTAAAGGACTTTACGAAAGTTTAAAGGGAAATGTAAAGGCGATGCCTAATTCGTTTAGTATGGAGTTTGAAATGAACCAATACGGACAATTTCAAGACAAAGGAGTTAAGGGCGCAAAACCAAGTTTAGTAAAAAACGGAAAACAAAAAGCTCCGAATAGTCCGTTTAGTTTTAAAAGTAAAATGCCACCTGTTGAACCTTTGAGTAAATGGG